TTTCATCAGCAGTTTTGTCTGCCCAGGTAATTTTGCCGGAAGCACCAGCAGCAGGAACATAAGCAGAGATGTTCGGATGGTCAACGATACCAACGATTTGATGTTCCTTGTCGCCTTTGAAAGCGATTTGGTTAATGCGTTGGTCGTTAGCACGACGAGCTGCTTCTGCCTTACGGGTAACCAGAGGTTTGCCAGTCATACGAGCGTGACGGATATCTTTGGTATTGTAGCCGTAAGAAGTACCGATACCGAATACACGAGCAACGGTACGGGTAGCCTTAATGTCAGCACGCGGCAGGTCATCAGCATAAGAAGCAATGATTTTTGCCATGCCTACGGAATCGTAGCTGTCAAAAGCAATGGTATCTGCGCCCGGGTCAGTGTCCATAGCCACGGGGAAGATTTTCATTGCGTTGTTTTCCGGAACTTTTACGTCATAGGTCTTAGCCTTAACAACTTGCAGTTCTTGCGCAAAGAAGATGCTTTCGTCGTTTGCAGCATCATTTTTCAAGAGGCCAGTCGCACGGATCGCGCAAAGGTCTTGTTCATCATATTTCATGGTCATTGTAGTGTACCTCCTAATTAACCGATTTGCACTTCTGCCAAGCCAGCAGCTTTGGTACCGGTAACGAATACGCAGGGAATGCCGAGTTCAGCACCATTGGAAGCAGAGAACACGCCGTTCACAGCATCGAATTTTGCTTTGGCACCAGCGTCAACAGCACCATCACACATTACCCAGATACGGCCTTTGGTCATTACGTTAACGCAGTAGCCGATGGGGAAATACGGGTCTTCTTGTTCTTTGTGTTCGTGTACAACGATACCGATAGCTTTAGCGCAGTCGCCTTCAGCTGCCACAGGTTTAACTTGTTTGCCGGGGTCAGTGCCACGCATTACAACATTAGCGGGATACAAGGGAGCTTCTGCTGCGAAGCTGTCGATTACTTTAATGGAAAGGTCAGCGATTTGACCAACCAGCGCAGGAGCCATGATGGGATTGTAGTTGGTTTGCATTATTATTTACCCTCCTTCTTTTGGGCATTAGCAATCATTGATTTGCGGCTTTCGTCAGCATCATACTTGACTTCGCCGTCTTTACGTTGTTGTTGAGCTTTGGCTTTTTGCATTTGAGTAACTACAGGATTGCTGTCAGCTTTGACAAGGTCAGCTACTGCAAATTCATAAGCTGCATTGATGTAGTCTTCGGACTTGCCGTCGGCATTGAAGGAATCACCACGAACAGCCTTAACAACAGCGATTTTCAGCTCTGCGTTGGAAAGACCGTCAGTCTTTTCAACCTTAGCTTTCTTAGCCTTTTCTTCCAGTTCTGCACGTTCCTTGATTTCTTTTTTAGTGTCGTCAACCGCTTTTTCAACAGCTGCTTTCTTGTCAGCTTCAGCAGCGTCAAGCTTGGTTTGGAGCGCATCACGTTCAGCAGTCATGCCGTCCAGCTTGGTCTTGGTGTCCGCAGCGTCAGTTTTAGCAGTAGCCAGTTCAGCTTTAATGCCGTCCAGCTCAACCTTGGAAGCAGTCACTTTGCTTTCTGCAGAGTCAGCACGAGCAGTCAACGCGTTGATGTGTGCAGCAACAGCGTCAGCTACTTCAAATTCCACAGAATCAATTTTGATTTTGGACATTTGGATTTCCTCACTTTCGTGTATTTCGTCGCCGTCTAAGTTAAGACGGGCTTTCATACCTGCACGTGCCTTATCGACAACGGCAAGGTGGTTAACTCTGATGTTGCGCTGAATGGCGTCATAAGGCTGACCATCAGGCGCAATGCCCGGGGTTTCTTCGAGTTCTACTCGATACCCCAGCGACAGTTCCCTTTTATCGCCGATGGCCTGCGGTGAATGGATTACAATGTCACAGCCGACCATGTCGTTCTCCTTGTAATAGCCGGGAGAAAGGATACTGCCGATGGATTCTTTTTTCGCAGTCTTGCTCGTAACTTTGCCGTCTTTTGGGTGACCTACGGTAATAGGCTTGCCAACAAAGCTGTTCAAAGCGTCTTGAGCAAAGACTTCTTCAGGGGGTCTGTACTCACGTCTCACGCTTCCGTCCGGATTCGTATAGATGTAGATGCCTGCACGTGCAACTATGGGAGAGTCGCGCAGAAAGCCGTCTGCGTCAAATGTTGCGCCGACAGGCAGAAAATAAGAGTCGTTACGTTCATATCTCTGAACGGTCTTCACAATTTCACCCCCTTTCCGGAAAGAATGGCATAAAAAAAGACACCGACTTTTGTCAGTGTCTGATTTTAACGATTTGATGTTTTTGGTTGTGGTGGCAAAGGACTTCTAAGCATTACTGCCTACTCCATTCGGAACCCAGCCACCACCGTAGCTACCCAAATTGCAGGAAACGAAAGACAGGGTACAAGGGTAGGTTTCCCATTCTCGCACACGGCCGAAGCCTGTCTGTCATTTCGTAACCGACTACTCCTTCCTCTTAATATGAGGATGAGCTAAACCCCATCGCACCTACAATCATACCACGAGTGGAACTCCAGGCTTCGGTTTGACAGGGCAGTGTCAACACGCTAAGCGCCAACGTTTCATTTTTATCTGCACGGCTTATTGCCATCACCGGGCAGAAGCGTTTGCTTCTTTAAAACCGCTCTGACTAATCGCCCAAGGCAAATAAGGACTTTCATCATCACGCTAAGAAGCACGCAGACTATAATAAGCATACAGTTCGTAGCCCTCAGACAAGTGAGTTAATTACTGTGTATGCATTATTAACAATTTAGACGGCTGTGAACTGGAAAACACAGCCGTCCTATAACCCAATGCCAGGAGAGATGGGCTTGGGTTGCTAATCAATGGAGACCGTGACTGGACTCGAACCAGCGACACAAGGGTTTTGCAGCCCTTCTCCCTACCAACTGGGCGACACGGTCATGACAGGGCGCCAGCAGGATTCGAACCTGCGCACAGGGGTTTCCCGTCTAACGGTTGAAAACCGTCCCCTTTATCCACTTGGGTATGACGCCGTATTTGGTTGCGGGGGCAGGACTCGAACCTGCGACCTTGAGGTTATGGGCCTCACGAGCTACCAACTGCTCTACCCCGCAGCGTGGCGGAACAGGTAGGATTTGAACCCACGCGACGTATCCCTACGCCCTCACAGTTTTCAAGACTGTTCTCTTCAGCCACTTGAGTACTGTTCCAAAATTCGCGAGATTATCGCGAGATTTTCAAATGATTACAATCGATTTCAAATGATTATAATCTTTTAAAACCACGTATTTATGCGGTTTCCTGCTATGCTCCCGACATTTATGTCGTGAACATCAAACGATTTCACGAGATTTTCAATCGATTCTCGCGAGATTTCAACCCAAGTAAAACCGAATTAAAACCGAGTTAGCTTCATAAAGAGAAAATGCCCAGTGTTGACGCCACCAGGCAATTCCCGAGAAGGTACATTAGTTTTTCATGCCGATTTAGTTTAGCGATTATAGCAGGAGACGCTACACGTTAAGTATAACACGTGCGTTTTTTCTCAAAAACCGCACGTATAAACACAAAAACCGCCTGAACACACGTAAATACGCGGTTTAAGCGGTTTTTAGTATTGAAGATTAACCATTATAAAGACATCAATTCGCCTATGCACCAAATTTGCCAAAGAACTTTACCAATTCAGCATCTGGCTCATACTTGTAGCCATTAGCACATTCCTCAGTACTTTCATTGGGTCTATTGTAAACTTCCGAAGGAATGCCTTCAGGAAACGCTTTGCAAGCAGGCTTATATCCTGCCATGCCAAGTTGATGCTTGCACTTATCACAGTTATAACCAATACAAATCATATCTATGCCTCTCCGATGTAGATTTCCCTTAATCGTTTCAATTCTTCACTAATTGCAACACCATTGTAAACCAAAATTTCTGATTCAGCAATTGCTTCAGCTCCATCTTCATCAGCTAAGATAGAAATGCCACTAACTTTGACTTCGTATAACTCATTCCACATTTCTTGTATTTGAGGTCTTCTTTTACCAAGCATACAACGAACGTGTCCTATTTCATGAATGACTGCTTCTTTCAGATTTTTTGCAACAACTCGCTTACTTTTAGCAAACAATGTATCAAGTTCATCAAGTGTCGCTCCATTAAAGACATTAGAATTTAATCTAAGAATATACATCGTTCTTGCCTGCTGAACAACATCTGTTTGCAGTACAACATTTTTACCAGAAGGCGTAGGTGGAATATCAGTAACATCAACCATGTTAAATAGTTTTTTGTTTAGTTTACTTTCAAACTCATCAACAGTATCAACAATTAACGATAATATTTTATCATCAATTACAACACCCTCTACACTTGCTTTGGCACGCAAACTTTCAACAGTTATATTTTTACTTGTCATCATATCCGACTTCTGCAAAACCTTGCTCGGTTTCGGCTCCGGCTTTGCCATCGGGACAATGGTTTTCGGATCGTATGCTTCGGCATCGATTATTGGAAGAGCAACGCAACGGCAGTTATAGTCCATGCCCGGGTGATACTTGGGAGTAGGATAAACCTTTACACCGTTCAGCTCGCCCATCTTGTGATTGTTCCAGTAGAACAGCTTGCCGTCGTAAAAGGCGTGTTCAGGTCTTACCCGCTCATCTTCTGATGATGACCACTCGTAGACCTTGATACCAGCATCTTCCTGCCGTACCTTTGTGGTTATTGCGTTAAGATTGCTGATTTCATTGCGGGCAATGAACTTTGCACGGCTGTCAGTAGTCTTATAAAGTTTTTTGATTTCTTCTGCTACCTCACTGTACATAGTGCCACGCTGTACGCCGTTGGAAATGATTGTACCCAGCTTGTCGGTATACTGACCTACAATACTGTCGACAAGTTTCGACTGCTGGTTGAACCATTCGTCGGTTACCTTGACGAACGTGTCGGTCTCGCTGATGAACACGTCAACGGCAAGGACATCACGAAAGGCACGTGCTATGTTGGCCTTGACTGTGCTGTCGGCGTTCGCGCGTATGCGTAGCAGTTCGTCAAGCGCAGCCTTCTTGTAACCTGCCTTTTCGAGCATATCCTTAATGGCATTGATTACACGCTCGCTTTCGGTTTCGTCATGGCGCACGTTCCATTGCGACTTCAGAAGCACGAGGCTTTCCTTTGTCGCCTTTACCATAGCTCTGACGAGAGCACGTAGCACGCGATAGTATTCACGTTCAGCACTGTGAGGATAATTTACTTTAGTGGTTGGACGTAGCAGGCTGGGATTATACTTCGATTTCTTCTTCGCCATCTTCATCATCTCCCATATCAAGCACGCTTTCTGCTATCGGAAGTGACAGCTTGTTCTTCAAGTATTCCCTTACCTCTGAATTGTCCATCAGCTGCCTGTCCATGAGTCCACCGATAGCCTCGACGACGATTTTCTCGCCTTCTGCCTCGATACGCTTGGTTTCAGCAACTTCTTTCTCGGACAACATCCACAACGGATTAAACTTAATCGTCCAGTCCTTCAGCTCATTACCACCAGTACCGCACTCCTTGCAGTGCTGCGCCAGCTTGACAAGCTTTTCAAGCTGCGGTTTTAGCATACGCTCCTGCAACTTGCCCCTAACGTCGTTGTAGTAATTCTCAAGGTCGCCGTTGCCGGTGCTGTTGAGTCCAGCAGGACTTCTGCCAAACAGAACTGTAAACGGAATACCGGTCAACGAGCAAAGGTACAGACCAAAGCGGTCCAGCACCTCAGGTACGCCAGCCATTGGAATATTGAACACTTGGTACTCATCATCAGTACCAATCGCAATGCTGTTCATCACGTTACGTGCCATGTCGATGAGTTCAAGACGTTTCTGCACCTTGTCAGTACCACCATTGGTGGCAAGCAGGTTGGCAAGATTGTTGAACTTCAATAGTGAAGTGCTCATACGCTCAAGAATGTTGAACGCTGTACTGTGCGAAGTGTCGCAACGCCAGATAGCCTTTACAACACCTTCAAGACAGCTCATACCGCCACCACCACGGGCAATGCGCTCGTAGTTAGGTAACAGGTCTCCGTCAAACATTAAAAGCCTGCTATGGTGAACAAACAGCACATTACCGCTTTGAGGCGGACTGATTTGGTACCATTCAGGCTTGCCGAACTGCGGGTCCGTCGGGTCGTCGTTAATCATGTAGCCTGTGAAGTCTTCCACAATGCACTGTTTATCGTAAACCTCAAGCCCGCGTATCGCTTTCAAATTGTTATAGTCAACAGGCTCTTCTTCACTCCTGCCATCATCAAGCAGCATAAAGATACAGCTTCTGCCATAATGACGAGCCCAGGTCATCGCCTCGATGAGCTTCTTGTTAGCATAGAGCGTATCAAGGTACTGAAGAATGTTGTTTTCGTCCTCGTCACCCTCAATAACGTATCCGTTCTTCAAAGCTGCTTCTGCAGGTAGTGAAGAGATACGTTGAGCAAGACGGTTTGACCACAGCCTATTTAGAAGCTGGTAATTAACAAGCTTACCTTCTTGGAAGCTGTTGTTGGCCAAGTACTGAGCAACGCCACGTCTGATGAACGCATCAGAAAAACCGCTGTCATTGCGAGTGACGTTCCTTTTTCTTTTACGTGTCAAATTACTAAACCTCCCCAACCTTTATGATTTTGCAGTTCGTTGAACGAATCCGAGGATGCGTCAACCATATCGTCGTGAACACTTTCCGGAAACGCTTCCATTTCCGTGAAGTATGACTCGTTCCAGTCACCGGCAAGTATCATCACGTTACCTGCCTGCCATTGAGCAGAAAAAGGCTCTGCTCGCACTATCTTGCTACCGCTCGGACGTATCGCCTTAACTGCGAAGCCAGATAGATGTTTGATGTAGCTGTCCGACTGTTCCTTGCCAGCCTGTCCAGGGTCTTGTGGTATGGTGATGTTTACCATTCCATATTTCTCCCTGTCCATAACGGCACAGTTACGGACGAGCGCTCTGACGTTCTTCGCATCGTACTGAACACGCTTAACGTCAGCTACTATGTACCGGCTATCATCAAGCATACCCATAAGCACGCCTGCGGTGGCATCAGGATTTGGATTAAGAGTAGACGGCACTGTTGCCGCCAAGTCCCAAGAACGTACCCAAGCAATGACGTTGTGAGGTATTGCAGGTACGATTTCCACTTGGGAGCGCTTGAAGTACAAACCAGCTGCAGGCTTGATTTTCCAGTTACCATTGAGAAGACGTTCCTGTTCTACCCTGCCTTGCGCCATAAGGTTGCCAAGGTAGCCAGGGTCTTTTTCCATGAGTATCTTATTATCAGTAAGCTTTGAAGCTATGAAAGTAAAGCTCTTAATCTGAGCATCTATCAGCTTGTACTTCTCAATGAGTTCTTCGCGGGTATCGCCCCAGTATATCTCATCACCCACACGAGCAAAGTAACGGATTACACCGCTACGTTCAGGTATCGGATAACCAGTTTCCTGGTCTATGTACCACGCTATGAAGTCAGCTACCCAGCTGTCAGCATCAGGGTTAGTCGTTGCCCGGATATAAGGACGGACACCACAGGTCGCTGAACGGTTACGTGACAGCAGGTAGAAGAATTGAGTAATGGTAAAATGCGTCAATTCATCAAAGCAGATAAGCGGGATTTGAGCGCCTTGCCATGTGTATATATCCTTGTCGTACTGCAGATGCGTCAAAGTAATCTTTGCGCCATCCTTGAAATAAATCATTGCCCTTGGCGACTGAACTGCTTTGAAGTCCAAGCCTTCATACATCGTGAGCGCATTGTCCCACAAGCCGCCTTCGTTGAATATCTGACCGCTCGTGCGACGGAAGATTACGGAACCGAACTTGGGATTGTCCATGTGCCTGAGCTGTTCAAGCAGTAAGGCATAGCTCTTGCCACCGCCCGCAGCACCGCCATAAATGGCTATATCGGCAGGAGTGGAAAGAAACATTTCCTGCGGTCCAGGTTGCGGTTGCAGAACATTATCATCCATACTTCCACCACCTAACCACGTCCGTTATCCGGCAAGTAGATTACTTTCTGTACCTTCTTCTCGCCCTCACCCTCGCTAACACCGCTCTTCATCCGCTTGAGACGAATGTCGGCAAGTGCAGTAACGCATTTGTTCTTACGCTCCTGCACCCTTGTGAGCTGGTCTTCGAGTGAAAGCAACAAGTATATCTTGTTTCGTGTATGAGTAACGGTAGAAGTAATTACGGACTTGGCTTCCGGATTTTCTGCCAGTTCATCTTTGGTAGGCATTCTTACAAACGCTGTACTTCCTGCGAACGAAGCCTCTTTCTTATTATTCCTTACCGTTTCTATCAACTGCATTAGCCTGCGCTCCCGCACAGTATAAAGAGCGATTTGGTCGATGAGTATCTGTTCTTCCTGCTTCAACTCATCGTCCATTTCGGTCAACATTTCAATTTCTTCATCATTAAGGCAATCCCAGTAACGCTTTGAGTATTTCCCGGTACGCAAGGCATTAGTATTGCCCTTTGGTGCTCCGTGTCCTGCTGCGTTTTGGTTGCCGAAAAGTGCAGGAACGCCAGTCTTTTTGCCCTTATTTCCCGACTTTTTTGTGTCCGTTGACTTGTCCGTTTTAGCGGACTTTGCTGTCCGTTCCCAGTTATCTTCCTTTTTCCAGCGTTGAATGGACTTAGAGGACACGCCAAGCTGTTCCGCAAGGTCAATGTTCCTTGCCTTTCTACCGCTTTGAAGCCAGAGTATTCGGGCTTTCTCTCGTATTGGATTTCCAGCCCGTGCCAATCTCTTCACTCCTTATTTTTTACTGTTCTATCCAATGGAACAGGCGGTAAGCCGTTCATCAGCCCACCGCCTGCTTGTTTGTCCTCAAACTTTGAGGTATATGCTTGCCTGTGAATAGCTTCGATTTGCCTCTCCCGCCATCATCTGCAAGAACTCTTCACGACTGAATTCAGACAGCCTGAACACCTCTTCCGCCTTCATGCCAGTCTGCTTTTCAATCTCCCGCAACGTCTTACCCTCTTCTAAAAGTCGCTTCACTATGCCTTTCATCGGAGTAACAAGGTGAGTACCTCTCGCCCTGTTATGTGTGATAGTTCCGTACATGTCTGAAGAATGGTCCTTATGGTCTACTATTACCACCGGTACCATACCTCCCAGCTTAGTAACGAGCGGTTCCTGCTGTGCTACCGTCCAGCGGTGAAATCCGTCTATTATCGTATAGTCAGCAGTAACGACGATTGGCAACGTCCAGCCGTTGGTAAGAATCGATTGCGTAAGTAGTCTTAAATTTTCCTTTGGCACCATATTAGGGTTGTAGTCATTCGGCTTCAGCTTCTTGAACGGCACCCATTGCAAAGTGCTCAAAGGTTCCTTGATGTTATCTATCATTATGGTTTATGCCCCCTTCTTCTCGCCTCTGCCTCTCGCCCATGGTCAGCAACGTTGGTAGCGCACTTCACATATAAAGCACGATACGTGCGAAGCTTCGGGTCTCCGGCAATAAGCGACTCATATATCCTCTGTTTCAGCTCAGGCGTCAACGTCTGCTTGAACTTTAGGTAAAGCCTGCTGTAATAGACTGCAGTCTTCAATGCCCTTGCGCTATGAAAATGCTTCGTCATGTTGGTGAACAGCTCTTTAAGCAATGCATCATAGTCTTTAGGCTTCTCATCGGTTTCAAGCTCGTTGCGTTTACGGGAAGAACGGCCAAACATTTCGCTGTCCCAATAAAGCGCTGCAAGGTAAGCGTTAGGCTCCCTTCTTACTATGCGCTCCATCAAGCCAGGATAATATTCGTTCATCTTGACCAAGCTTCTCGCAGTATCGATACTGAAGAACTGCGACACTCGAAGCTGGTTGCGGCTCATTCCCGCCTGCCAAAGATATACGTAGATGTCAGGTACATCAACCTTATGATTTTTCAAATAAAGCCATACGTCGGAATTCTCCCAGTCATAAATCGGAAATGACTGGTAGTTCCCGTTAAGGCTGTAATGGTGTTTTCTTGTCTTTGCGAAATTGGAACGTCTCTGCAAGCTTTCGGAAGCCCTTACCCCAATCAGGCAGATTCCGTCAATCAGCAATTTAGCAAAGAATTTTTGGTACGTGTCCTCGCGTGGTACAAGTAACGGATGTGAACGTACCGCAAAGCTGGGCGGTCGTCTTATCCACACTGCCTCTTTCCTGCTGTCCCAACAAACGAACGACTCATCATTCTGCAGGTTGTTGAAGCAGTTGTAATGCTTGCACTCGATACACCACCATACGAACTTGGCTCCTGCCAGCAGGAACTTCCTTCGCCATTCGTGCACCGTCTTTTCTATGCACGGATAGATTGCTTCCTCGTCAAGAAAATAGACCGTGAGCTGTTTCGGGTCTATCTTGTGTTCCCTAATCAGCTCAAGCGTGAGATGGGCAAGGCACAGACTGTCCTTGCCCCCGCTGAAAGAAAGGTAGACGGGCAGCTTGTTGCGGAAAAGGTTAATAATCCGCATGCGTGCCGCCTTCACCACGTCCATTTCCCCCTTTAGCTGTCTTATAGCCATATCTTATGACTACACTCGGGACAAATGATGTAGTTCCTTTCAGCCTCACCCTTAGCACTCTCATGAATGGCAGTTACTGCCACGGGTTGTCCGCTTCCCGTGGCAGCATTCTCCGCTTCTGCCTTTTCAATCTTTTGCTGGAGGAAGGTCTTGTTGTTATTGATTTCTTCGATACGGCTGTTCTCGAGCATGCCGTATTCCATTATCTGCTCATTGACCGCTTCCATGTCGCCGACGATCATCTGCAAGGTTTCCTCGTCATAGCCGGGAATGTCCAAATCATCTTTGAGTTCAAGGAAGAATTCGTCAAGAACGTCGTTGTTGTAGGAACCAAGCTCAAACAGCCTGTTGTCGGCAATCATCAGCTTCTTTTTCTTTGCCTCTGTAAGCCCAACGAGCTGAACAGCCTTCACAGTGTCCCAACCAAGTTGCAATGCCGCATAATACAGGCCGTTACAGCAAAGGATTTCGTTCTTCTCATCGATTACGACAGGTCTAATCTGTCCGAACTGGTCCAATGAACGCGCATACTCGGCAATCTGACTGTCATTGTGCAGTCTTACGTTCCTTTCTGCAGGTTTTAATTCCGAAATTGATACCTCTTTGACTTGCATGTCATTACTACCCCCATAGTAATTTTTTCTTAGATTTTGCCGAGTTCCGGAACGACCTTTACCGCCTCTGCCAAAAGCGTGGAGTCAATCTCGTTGATTTCCTGTAAAACCGTCCGTCTGTCGGTGTGTACTTCCCGGTAAAACCAAGGGTGCGTGCCCTGGACGAAGCCGTCCGCCCAATCATAAATTGGTGGCAAGGGAAGTTTCTTGTAATGTATGTAGCCTAACAGCAGTTCGTGCTCCCAGTCAGCAATAGGGTTATACTTGG